GAGGTTGATAAAGCTCAAGGTTTTATCAAAAGCGGTTATGGTTATTTTGACCATGAAGCTGATAAACGTGTTGACGATAATAAAACAACAATTCTTAACATGTTAGAAGGTACCGCTGATTTAATGAAAATCAGTGAAGATACTGTAGCGACTGCTGACAAAATTGTAGATGAATTCAAACAAGAACTTATTGCAAAAAAACTTGCAGGATCTATCAATGACTTTGAAAGCAATGTACTTCAAAGTATTGGCGGTGAAACTGTAGAAAAGTTTGGTGTAGCAGTTCTTGCTAGTTTGCCCAACAGTTTCCGTGTACTGCAAAAACGTCAAGGATTAGATGACTTTTTTGATGCACATCGAAAGTCAAGTGAATTTGTAGGTAAGATAGGTGAACGTTTACGGTTTCCATGTTTTATCAAAGATGTAAAGTTTATTGCCAAATACAATATTCATTTGGTAACCTGTTTGACCAAAGAGAAAAACATTATCAAGTTTTTCTTCAATCGTGAGCCTGATATACAGGGTATCATTGAAGGTAAAGATGTAATTCTTACTGGTAAGGTTAAGACACATGATATCAGTAAATTCAGTAACTGTAAAGAAACTGTGTTTAATTATGTGAAAATAGAACAATAAAAAGGTTGACATACTAGCGATAGATGTTATTATTATAATATAAGTTGTTAAAAAATAGGAGTGAGAACTTATGCAGACAGCAACAGATGTAAAAATAGTAAGCGGTACATACCGTAACTTGGAGATAAAGGATGCAGTGTTTCCTTTAGTTAAAGATTACAAAGAAGGCAAAAACGGTAACTTCATCACAGTAGATGGTAGTGCAGTTACCGGATTCCCTGATCGGTCCATTCGAATTAAAGTTGTTAGCAAAGACGACTTTGAAATGCTAGAAGATGGCGAGAGTGTTGATTCAACTGAAGCCGCCAAGGTTGAAACAGATGATGAAATCATTGAACGATTGAGGGAGCGATTTTCAATCCTCGAAGACATGACATATGCGGCTTGTGATGGTGTTGTGCGAGGTATGGTTGTTACTGGACCTCCAGGTGTTGGTAAATCATTTGGTGTTGAGCAAGTACTTAAAGATGCTGGTATTATGAAAAAACTCAGCAGTGATAGCTTGCGAAGGTTTGGTGTAGAAAAAGGTGCGGCGACACCCATTGGACTTTACCAGTTGCTCTATGATTATAGTGCTGATGGTAGTGTGTTGGTCTTAGATGACTGTGATAGTGTACTGTATGATGAGTTGAGTTTGAACTTGCTCAAGGCGGCACTTGACAGTGGTAAAAAGCGAACACTGAGTTGGAGGTCTGAGAGCCGAGCACTTGCTAACAATGGTGTTCCGGATCAGTTCGACTTTAAAGGTTCGATTATCTTTATCACCAACGTTAAGTTTGAAAGGACACGAGGCAAGTTGAAAGATCACCTTGATGCTATTATGTCACGTTGTCACTATTTGGATCTTACATTGGATACAATGCGAGATAAGTTTTTAAGGTGTAAACAAATCGTTGCTGATGGTATGCTCAACGAGTACAAGTTTTCTAAAGAGGAAGAAGCTGATCTCTTAGATTACATTTACACTAACAAGAATAAATTGAGGGAAATGAGTTTGAGGATGGTCCTCAAGATTGCAGACCTCAAGAAAATGAGTTCGGGCAAGTGGAAAAGCTATGTTGAATCTACTTGCATGAAGAGAATTTAGATGTCCATTCTCACTTACTAAAAGGATGTCTAAATACTAGCTGGTGTACTCCTCTGTCTGCGTCACTCTCACTCACACCAGTTAGGAATATGAGGGCTAGTAAGATTTCTTACTAGTCCTCTTTTTTTATAAGTAATAGTGAAGGGAAAGAAATTGGCAAAACCAAATACAACTTTTAAATTATCAATCAGAGACATAGAAATAATAGAACATGCTTTGAGAGCAAAAGCAGGACGCAGAGGACTGGCTATTGCACAAGGTGAAACATCACCTGAACTTAGACAAGAGATGAATGAAATACAAGAAGTATTAGGTAAAATTCATAATCAAAAAAACCATTATGCTAAATTTAATGATGGTAAAACTTATGTGAGTGGATAATATGGACGAAAAAGGTTATACTGAATATGGGTATAGAGGACTAGAAGAACTACAAGCCAAAGACAAAGAAATAGCAAAACTAAAAGAAGAAATAAGCAAATTAAAAATGCAACTACAAGGCATGGAAAATCGTTGCAATGATTTACAAGCAAAAGCGAGTATACCTCGCTATTGACAAATACTATATCTGAACGTATTATTAATACATGAAAACAAAATTGATTCTCAAAGACGAGGTCAACTGCAAGTTTGAAGGACTTGGCTTGACTACTCGTCGAATGTTAGAAAAGAAATTAAAATTCTTTTTACCTTATGCATACCATGTACCAGCATACAAACTTGGTAGATGGGATGGTTGTGTAGGATTTTTTACTATGGGCGGTGCTACTTTTGTAAATTGCTTGCCTATAATACTGCCTATACTAGACGAAGAAGGATATCATATTGATATTGAGGACTGTAGAGAATCACATGATTTCAACTTTAACTTGGTAACAGAATCGTTGTTCTCTGATAAGGTGTGGCCCAGTCGACACCCATCTGAAGGAGAACCAATCAAGTTGAGAGACTATCAAGTTGAAGTAATCAATCAATTCATACAAACACCACAATGTCTACAGGAAATAGCAACAGGTGCTGGTAAAACACTTATAACAGCCGCCTTGAGCTCATTAGTTGAACCTTATGGAAGGTCTATAGTAATTGTTCCTAACAAGGACTTGGTTACTCAAACAGAAGCAGATTATATTAATCTAGGATTAGATGTTGGTGTATATTTCGGTGACCGAAAAGAATGGGATAAAACTCATACCATATGTACTTGGCAGAGTTTGAATGTTATGGAGAAGAGATTCAGAGATGGACTGTCCGATAGTGGATTGAATGATTTTGCAACGGGTGTTGTATGTGTTATGGTAGATGAAGTACACCAAGCTAAAGCAGACGTACTCAAGAAACTGCTAACTGGTCCATTTGCTAATGTTCCTATCCGTTGGGGGCTTACAGGTACAATACCCAAAGCAGAACACGAACGATTGAGTTTGGAAATAAGTTTAGGTGAAGTAACAAACAGTTTGAGTGCCCATGAACTACAAGACATGGGTGTGCTTGCAAACTGTGATGTGAATGTGATACAATTACAAGAAGATGTAAAGTACGGCGACTATCAAAGCGAACTAACTTATCTAACTACTAATAAAACAAGATTAGATTATATGAGTGAACTGATAGCAAAATTAGCTGAAAGTGGCAATACATTGGTGTTAGTTGATAGGATTAAAGCTGGGCAAGGGCTTGTAGAACGTTTGGGAGAAGATACAGTTTTTATAAGTGGATCAATGAAAAGCAAAGATAGGAAAGATGAATATGATGAAGTCAGTGAAACCAATAATAAAATCATTGTTGCAACCTACGGAGTTGCCGCCGTGGGGATTAATATTCCTCGTATCTTTAACTTGGTCCTTATTGAACCTGGTAAATCTTTTGTTAGAGTTATTCAAAGTATAGGTAGAGGCATTCGTAAAGCACAAGATAAAGACCATGTGCAAATATGGGATATAACTTCAAGTGCAAAATTTAGTAAAAGACATTTAACTGAAAGGAAAAAGTTTTATAGAGAAGCAAAATATCCCTTTCATATTGAAAAGGTAGATTATAGATGACAAAAATATTAACGGTAGAAAACCAATCATATGATTTGGATATGGTACCTGAAGAGATTGAAGATATAAGATATTGTGTACTTGATTACAGTAATCCAAAAGAAGCAGATTATATTTTTGTTCCACTGGTATTTTTAGAAAGTTTTAATAGTCCGGCGGCTGTACTACAAGTTGGACAATTACAAGTCAAAGTTCCATTGGATTGGAGTTTGGTTGTTTGTGATCCTAGTGTGGGAGATCCAGAAGTATTACCTGTTACAAGTCTGAATGACAGAGGATTTAAGGCATTTGTGTTTAATCCTTTGACAGGTTTTCTTCCAGAATTTACCGAGATAGAGATTGTAAACATATATCAAGAAGTAAAATGGTATTTTCCAAAATTAAAATTTGGACACATTTTAGCCGTTCCTCTACTAGAGCAAGATGATAGCCCATGTGTTTTCTTTGTTTAAGAAACAAATAAAATACCAGA